CGCCATCTGATAAGAATTGTCCCCCCCATCCCTGATTGTTGGCTATGTTCTGTACATTCTGCGTGTGTTTGTAATGAACTAGTTAGTGCCCACAATCGTGTGATGGGGACCACACCTGAACCAACTGCTGCTGGGGTGGCTGCCTTAACGTTTGAGTCTCGTAGACTTGCTAGGAGGCTACCACCACAACATCCTTGGACCCTGGAAGCTGTTCGGGACAGCTTCCAGGGTGCACGTAAGCGAAGATACGATGAGGCATATACGTCTCTGTTGACCGACCCGTTGTCGGCCTCTGACGCTAGGATTCAAGCTTTTGTAAAAGCAGAGAAGTTTGATCCAAATGCCAAAGTTAATCCTGATCCCAGGATGATCCAAGCACGGTCAGCTAGGTACAACCTCGTTATTGCCCGCTATCTCCGGCCCATCGAGCACTTGATTTATAATCTTATAGGGCTTGATGGTATGCGAGAGGTGGCTAAGGGATTGAATCAACGTGACCGTGCTGACGTTTTACGACGTAAGCTTGAGCTTTTTGCCGATCCCGTCTGCTTCAGTCTTGACTGTAGCAGATGGGATAAGCATGTAAAGCTGCCTATTTTAAAAATTGAGCATGCTTTCTATAAGGCTCTTGTTGGGGAACATCCTGAGTTTCAGATGTTGTTGGATTGGCAATGCCGTAATCGTTGTAGGACCACAGGCGGTGTTAAGTATGTGGTTACCGGAGGTCGTATGTCAGGAGACATTAATACGGCTCTCGGTAACTGCCTACTTATGGTGCTTATGGTCCGTGCTAGCATGCGCAGGCTTGGTGTATATTACTCCGCTTTTGATGATGGTGATGATTGTTTGCTTGTTGTGGAAGGGGCCGACTTCCACTTGGTTAGTAACTGGCTTCCAAAAATATTTTTGGAATATGGGCAGGAGCTTAAAATTGAGAATGTTGCTGTCACTCTCAATGACGTTGTGTTTTGTCAGTCAAAGGTCATCTTTGATGGCTCCTCTTATCGGTTCGTTCGTGACTGGCGCAAGGTTTGCTCGCAAGCGTGCTGCGGCACCAAGCATTGGAATGATCCTAAGTTGGTCAGACCAATGATGGGTCTCGTGGGCGCTTGCGAACTGGCCCTGTGTACAGGAGTGCCTG